GTGCGAACTACCCGCACGGGGGGTTATACGGAAGTACCTTTTGATCATTTGAACCGAGCCGTTGCCATTGCATGCTTCAAAGAGGTGCGCATTTTCTTGGGAAAGATAACCTTTCCATACTTATCCATACGGTCATCAAACCTAAGTCGCGGTTGATATATTATATTACGGTCAATGAAGTTCAGCACCTTCTTGGCATTGCCTGCCGTGTTGCGTTGATAAACACCAGCCCGGCGACCCTGCCCAAGCGGATGCGTAGGCGCAGGCACAAAAAACGTTTGCCTGCCCTTGTTGGGCTTGCCAAACGTTTGGCTGCGCGCCGCACGGTCGCGTGTGACTTGCAGAGCTGACAAGACCTTATTGCGAAAGCCCGGCGTCATGTTGCCCTTCTGATTGAGCGGCGTGTTGCGTGTGGGCGTAACGTGGCGCAGTATCCCGCCATAGGGTAGGTTCATCTCAAATAGCTTTTCCATTGCAGTCTGTGGCCGCGCACCGCCATCCTCTTGCACTTCAAGATAGTGGCGACCGCTCTGCTTGTTCTTGCGCCTTATGGTCACTGATGTTGCGCCCTTCTTTACCCGACGAAAAAAGAATGCGTTCTTAGTGAACGTGACAGGGCGATCAAAGATCATCTCCATGTCTTGTTTATTCTTAGTCACTAACGTTTTAGCTGTATCGTTAAGCGCCTTAGACAAGGCAAATGGCATTTGAACTGCAACCATGTTGGACATCTTGGCGTTGACCACCTTGCTATTGCTTGTAAAACGAAACGCCATCATATGCGCAAACCTTCTCTGGTGAGGGTCAGCCAGAGGAATAGCCCGTAAATTGGGAGTAAAACGGGGAGAGAAGAGACTGACCCTCGCCGCGTAATTTATCACTGTTGATAGCGCATTGCAAAAAATCGGGGTTTACTTTTGCAAAAAAGCGGCGCGCCGATAAAAGCGCGCCAGTTGAGCAAAAAACTGAGGTATTTACGTGAGCTTTCATTATACCTCATTCGCTTGCCCTTGGCTAACTTCCGCGCGCTTTATTGAAAGAGCAATCACAAGATAGTTGATCTGGTCAAGCAGGCTGTCTTCAGAGTAGTCAACGTCCAAGCGCGCGCCCTTTAGCTCTGCCAGTAACCTAGCAGCCTCGTACGCGCTCAGAGGCGACCCGCTGAGACGGTCAACGCCTATTACGCTAGTCATACGACCTGCAATGGCTTTGTGCAGTCTGTGAGCGTCTCCGTAGCCTTTGCCGCGTTGTGCCAGCAATTGCTCGCACTCCTCAAATATATCAGCATATCTCATTCATCATTCCTTCTTATTCTGTAAATGTTGACTTTATGACGCGCGTGCAGCGTCTTAATGATAAAGCCGCGCTCTTCTAAAATGCTCAGATGATTTTCCACGATGAACAGTCTGAGCTGCACGCCGTCAGCAATTTCTTGCGGGGTAGCTTGTTCTAGCGTGCGCATATAGCTCAGAACTTCGATAGCTTGAGGTACAAGCGGTCTAAACTGATTGCGGCGTAGGCGATCATATGGCAGAGCGTCACGCCGACCGAGAGCAACTTGAGAGCGCTCATAAGCAATCATGGCTTTAGCCAGTGCTTTCTCGGTTAAATATGGCGCGATCATTTTGTTCACTGGTCGCGCTCAAGCTCATACTTGCGAGACAGGATTGCAGAGCGTTGACTTTCGCTCCATTGCTTTAGATCGAGGTTGCGCAGATGGCGGCGTCTGTTGGCCGCTCCATCAAGCTCTGAAAGGGTCAGAGATTGTATCGCTCTTTGAAACTCTAATTCACCCAAATCAGCCCAATCTTTTGCCGAGTGAGACACGGGCGCAACTTTATCTTTCTTCACAGAAGAAATAGAACAGTTTTTCAGCCCAATCCTTTGCAATAACCAAACCAATCCTTCAGCCTGAGACATGCTAAACCTCACGATCGAGACAGTGAGACATGCTTATAAGCAGCATGTCTCGTCTCACTCGATCGGTTTTGGTGGGGTCGGGTCGAGAATAATCGAGACAATGTCTCGCGTGTCTCGCGTGTCTCAATGTCTCGATCACTATTTTTCCCCTTTGTTTTCAATGACTTTAGAAATGTAGCCATTTTCTTGCTCAATTTTACCTGTCTCAAAGAGTGTGCGTAAATTGTTGTTAAATCTGCGCCTGTCACTAGCGCGGTTATCTGTACCCCGTGTCTCGATATATTGCTCTCTCAGAGCCTTTCGATGAGTGCCATCATTGTCGGGCAACAAGTCAAAAATATGGCTCGCAGAATCGGCAATATTGTCGGCTTTTTCTGGCACTCCATCGCACTTATCCAGCACGATTGAGGTCACTGTTGAGAGGTCATCTAAAATGATGTCAATTGGCCGCTTTATGAAGCCAATTGGCTCTGGCATTGCGTCCTCTTTTTGCTTGGTAAACGTGAGCAAAACTTTGTTGTCTTCCCAAGGCTCAACGCGAAATTCATGGTCAAGCGCCGCATTAATCTGGCTGGCTCCGCGCGCTCTGTGTTTGTCGCCGTGGCCAGTATGATGCACCAGCATGACAGTGCAGCCATACGCATCAATTATGCTGTCACACTGCTCAATGAACATGTTAACATCCTTGCCATCATTCTCGCTTGCTGCGCCCAGAGAGCGCGCAAGAGTGTCAATGATGACCAGCTTTGGCGCTGCACCAGCTTCAACAACAAGCAGCTCCATTTCAGCCTTGAGAAGCGCCACGCTTGCATGGTCTGACATTATGACGGCTCTGTTGCTTTTGTAGAATTTGGCCTGACCTTTGCCGACGTCATTGGATTTCTGCCAAACCGCTGTACGCCTTGCAAAGCCTGACGCGCCTTCGCCAGCTATGTAAAACACTGTGCCAGCATCTACTGCATGGCCGTGATAGGGTCGCCCTGTTGCCACGCAGAGCGCCATATCTATCGCTACAAAGCTCTTGCCGCTGCCTGCCGATCCGAAACACATGCAAAGCGTTTCTTGCTCTATGAGGCCATCTATGAGCCAGTTTGGTTTGCTTATAGTAAGGTCATCGAGGTGCGTGAACAGGCTTGATTTCTTTGGCGTTTCTTCTGCAAAGTCTGGCCTATCCCGACCCATGCTTGCATCGAGCGCGGCCCAATATGCAGTATCTTGCACTGGCTTCATTGTTTCTCTCCCGCAAGCACTTTCAGAAGTGCCTGTTTGCTTTGATCGTCTAGCCTTTTCCAGCACGCCATGAGATAGGCTGCTCTCTCTTCAGCCCCGGCTATATCTGCCCAAAAGGCGGCATCGTCTTGCAGTTCGCCAAATGGTGGCATGGGTGAGCCTGCCAGCTCTGGCAGATCGCCAAGGAGCTGATAGACTGACTGCCTGATCATTGGGTCAACTGATCTAAGGGCGGCGTAAGCTAAACTTACTCTCTCGGCTTGTGTTAAGCGGTGCGCCAGCACTTCAACGAGCGCAATCCAAGCGTCAGTATTGGCCAGTGTGAGGGCATAGCCGACGCACCGGGCAACTTGCTTGTGAGCTGGCTTCATAAGCCGAGAGAGCAATGATTTAGGCAATATTCGTCCTTAGTTCTGGTCGTTGTAAGAATTTAAAATGGTATATCGTCATCAAAGACTTGTTCGATGGGCGTGGCCGGGGCAGGGGTTGGCGCTGTTGGCGTTGCGCGCTTTGGTATTGGCTTGAGGCCAAATACGTCATCCATTTCCGACTTGGGCTTAATATCAAATACGCCGTCATCGTGACTGCCTGCGCCGCGCTTGAGCAGTTGCACTTTCAGCAGCCCCAAGCTGACGCCCCACCGGCCTGATGACGGGTTTGGAGCAGGGTAAACTGAAAACAGCACCGTGCCACGACTGCCGCCCATGAAGCCGCGATCAGCAACTGCATCGCCATTGCCATCTATGACAGGAATTTCAGCACTCTGCTGACCGCCAGCGTTGACGCATTTGCGCGATACCGTCACCTGATACAAGCCGTCATCGCGTATTTTCATACCGTGGACAGCTCCGAAATCCGTGTTGATTTTCTTCGACTCTGCCTTGCGCTCGTTGAAATGCTGTAAGCAATCCGTTGCAAACTTCTGGCCGTCTTGTGCCGACAATGTAAACGTCAGCGAATACTTTGCGCCAGGGTGGCTTGGGTCAACCTTTTTTGAGCTGTTTTCGATCATGTCAAAAACTGTCGGCTGGTCTAAATGCACGTAGGAAAATTCTATGTCCTTGAAATGCATATTTTTAAAGTCTGGATTTGCCATATTTATATCTCCTATGGTTTGGTCTTTGTAAGTACTTTACAAATCTGTCATCATATAGCGGGGTAACTCGTGAATTGTTTGATCTGGCCAGCCCGTTGTAAACTTGCCAATTTCGTTGCATTGTCTAATTTCATCTAGCGCCGCTTCAACTTGCATCATGGAATGCTCCAGCACATATTCAGACAGCGTATGCACTGCCACAGCATGCGGATATTCTTTTTCCACGGAGTAGAAGTCCATTCCAGAGCATCTGTAGCCATGTGCGCGCATGACGAGCGTGTAAAAAGCCGCCTGCCAGTGATAGCCCATGCGGAATATGTCACGCCCAAACGCCGTTGGGCTGGCATCCTGACACGTTTTGACATCTCCCAGCCTGCCTTTTCGCACCAGCCAAAGATCAGGTCGGCATCGTAGCATCTGTCCTGTTGGCCTGTGCAACGCAAATATAGACGCCTCGCAAGCGCGTGAGCGCATCTTCAGAGCCTTGCCGACAACTTTGTGCGAGCGCAGAGCGTCAGCCATTGCGGCGCATTTGTCATAATCGCCCTCAGTGAGCAGCAATTTGCCAGCGGCGTCAGCCTCGGCTTTTGCATCCTTCCACTGATTGCCGCGACGATCAGCGCCGCCTCGCACGACCAGCTCCTTGTCAGGTTCAAGCGTCATCGCATGCGTGGCGCTGCCAATATCAAGCGTCGCTTGCGCCACGCTGAATTTTGCATGCATTGCATGCAGCGGCGAGCGCTTCAGCCACTCTTTAACAAAGCTGCTCGATATAGCGTCATCCGCGTGATACTCCGCGTTGCTCATGTCAAAATATGTGCCGGGTTTTGTCGGCATGAGTTTTGCTCCTTTTTTGCTTAACTGGCTTTCGTAAACTTGCGCTTTTGATCTGCGTGCCAAAGCTCTGACATCGGCAAAAGCTTGGTTTGCTTGCATGCCAAGGTCGGGCCATGCCCAAGGTCAATTTCAACAGCGCGCTCCAGAAATTGCTTACGCGGCAACCAGCCAACCAGCATCATCACGTCATCAGCGTCCGTTGAGGTGACCAACACCGCGCAACTTGCTTTGAAATGTTCAGCCGTGCGAAAAAGCAACTGACCGCTTGGGTGAAATGTGGCTTTCACGTCGATGCTAATATCGCCCAGAAACATGTCGGAGCCATCGTCAAAGCCCGGCTGAAAAAAATGTGGAATATCCAAGCATTTTGCAACGGCACGCTCTGCTTTAACGCCAAGCATCTCCACGCTACTTTGGGTGCGACTTTCATCAACCTTCTGGTCTACTATTCCGCTCATTCGGCCAAGCATCCAGCGAAAATTAGCTGCTTGCCTACAATCGGACATAGCGCCAGCACTCAACTTGATTTTTATTGAACGCTCAAACATCTTCAACGCCATTTCATTGCATCGTCTTGATGGTATGGCTCATTGGCCAAATCGTAGTATGTGCCGGGCTTAATCGACATAGTTTAACTCCCGTTTTACTTTTATTCCTCTGGGTCTTCTAGATCGTCTATTTCGACTTTTATGACGCCTTCGCCGTTGCAAACGTGACAATCCAGCCATTCGGTTGACATGTATGCGTTGCCAACCATTCCCTTGATAATTTCGTATTCAGCGCGCATATCGCCGTCACAGTGGGTGCATTCGATTTCTTGGTATTGCACCGGGTTCACAGCTTCCGCTCCATTTCAGAAATCTCAAGCGCAAGCATGCGCAGCTCGTTTGCCATGCCCTTGCTGATGTGGCCGCTGAATAGTGGGCGTCTGTTTTTTGCCTCGTGTGCCATGTGCGGGATGAGCGCAAAGGTCTGGCCGTCCTTTGGGTGGCTGATGGTTTCAAAGGTCATATGTGCGACCTTGAATAGCTTGCGCTCAAACTTTGTCGGGGCAGGGTGACGCCCTTTTGATTTCATGGAATGCGCGCTCATAATTCGTCCACCGCCTTGATCGTCTGACCAATCCGCATGGCAACTTGTGGAACAATCGCGTTGCCTAAACCCTTTAAACGTTGCACTCTATTTGGAACGCCTTGGCTTACTCTTGGGATGTCTCCAGGCTCGTCCACCCATCGGGATACCCCATTAGCCATTCCACCCAATCTGGATTCAGGCTTCCACTGCCAGTTTCCTTGTAGACCCTCATCTGAATGTCCTTCTGCCGACCCTTTTGTATTCTGTTTTCCCAGTACGCTTCTTTCGTGCTGTGCTTCTCCAAGCTTGCTGTCGGTGTCGGCCACATCGTTTGAGCCACTACTTTCTCCAAGTTTGGAAACTTGTCGTTCACCCTGTTGTGAATGTTTTCTGCCGCCATCGCTGTGCATGCTCTTGGTGTCGGCCACATTGCGGGTTGGTGATACTTCGCTGTTTCTGGGGTTAAACCCGCCACAGCGTCTTGTAGCGTAACTTGATGACCGCTCTGATTGCGCCGCGCCCCCCTTTGGCTTGCGTCTGGTGTCGGCCACATTGCGGGCGACGATCCAGACTCTATCTCGTCTGTGAGGTGCGTCCGTGGCGCAAGCTGGAACAACGAACGGCCTGACGGCGTAGGCTTCACGTTCCAAGTCAGAAAGCACTTCGTCGAGGCCCATAGAGACATGCCCATAAACATTTTCGAAAACGCACCAAGCTGGTCGTTTTGCTTGAACAATGGAAAATATGTATGGCCAGATATGTCTGTCATCTTCACCGCCTCTTCGCTGCCCGGCAAGTGAAAAGGGCTGGCATGGGTAGCCTGCCGTGATGATGCTGCACTCTGGAATAAGTCCATCTGGGTCATTAGCAAGTTCCTTTACGTCTGTAGCTATCGGCACATCAGGCCAGTGTTTTGCTAATACCTTTCGGCTCCAAGGTTCTATGTCGCAGAACAAGACAGGCTTGCTCAAACCAGCACATTCAAAGCCAAGAGCAAAGCCGCCAATTCCAGAACAAAGATCGACGTGAGCCATCATATCGGAGCCATCTCAGCCAATATCTCACGCGCAAGATAAAAGTGCGTGCTAGGCGACATCGTGAGCAAATCGCCGTGATAATTGCCGTCCACGCTTGCCGGGGCCAGAGCCAGCGCAACATCTGCGAGCTGCATGACCACGCGCCATTCTCTGCGGTCATATTTGTACCAAAGCACGGGTATTTTGCGATTTGCCTTCGCAGCCTTTAGCACTTGATCAGACCAGGATTTGTCATGCATATAATTAACTTTTGCACGACTTTTAACCTCGATGCAGAAGGGCCAAGCGAAGACGCCGGCTGGCACTAGGTCGCCTCTATCTGCGCTTCGGTACTGGTCAAGATCGACTTGTAGCTTGACGCCCATTTCATCAAGGTACAGCCCTTTGACCAGATGTTCGTTTCTGCGACCTTTGGAGCGCACGTCAACCATTCTGCTTACTTTCAAAGTGGTCTTTTAGAATCATCTCAACCTTGCTGGCCAAGCTGCGCCGTTCTTTGGCTGCTTCCAGCTCGGCCATCGCTTTGATTGCTTCGTTGATCCTGACGAACATCACAACCTGTTGATTTTGCATTATTTAACCCTTGCTTTGGTCGTTGTAAATAATTGTTAAGGTTTGGTCTTGATAAATTGCTAGCAGATCGCTATCTTAATGGTCAATGAGGGAAAACAAAAAACTTTAGCAAACGGGGAGTAACAAAGTGAAACACGCACCTTTCATATTTTCTGCACAGCCAGAAGATCAAAAACAGCAACGCCGCTCGATTGAGCTGCACATAGATTTTGACGAATCCAACACCGTCAGCAAGTGG